GAGACACGCGACCAGCCGTGGATCGCGGCCGGCATGTCCAAGGCGACTTGGTACCGGAGGCAAAATGGCAAATGACCTTCCTCGTGTTCAACAGCGCTGACGTGCCGAGTTGGCTCTCGTGGGGCCTGATCGGCGGCCCGCGGCGCTTTGTCTACGACGACGGCAGCGCGGCGTGCGCCGCGGTCGTGCGCTACATCACCGCCCGTCCTCTCTACCGCATCCGCGTGAGGCGCAAATGATCGCTCGCTCCGGACTGATCCACCGCCAGGCCGTGCATGTCGACGGCAATGTGGTGCTGGTTCAAGAGACCTGGGACACCTCCGCGCGCGATGTCCCGTTCTGCGCGTGGCCTCGAGGAACGCCGCTCGTCGCGCAATGTCAGCGCGTGGTGCCGATGTCTCGATCAGAGGCTGTGAAGCTGGGACTCATCCGATGAATTTAGACCGCGCGCCGCGGCTCGGCGCATAATCGAGGAGAAGAATATGGAAGGCGCAGCGCAAAGTTACAAAGTTCACTCCGGCCCGCAGGAAGTTAGCAAGCCGGCGACTAATTTCGAATCGATGTCGCACGACATGCGTGAAATTCATGTCCGGGCCGACGCTACCCTGCGTCGTCTGCGACAGCTTTTGGCCCGTGCGCATGGCCCCGCGCCAGAAGCAAAGGCGGAAGGCCTGAAAGAGGTGCCTTCTGGTGTGATCGGCGAAATGCGGGGACACATCAGCAATACCTTCGACCGGTTCAACGAAATCGACAGCGCATTGGAAGTGATCGAAGCCATCATTTGATGGCGGCGGCTAAGTTAGTGGCGGGAGTTTCCCGCCACTTTCAACAGGAGTTCGCGATGATCTTCCGATGCAAATGCGGTGCGCTCAAGACCGGCCAGCCGTGGCGATGCAATAGCACAGCCGATTGGATTTGCGAGCGGTGCGCGCCGGGCAAGCGTGGCCGCGAGGCGATGGAAGCAGCGCGCGAGGCGAACGGCGGGAGGTATCACGCGTACTCGGAGCCGGCGGAATAACGCTCATGCTTTCCGCTCACGGCGCCTTAGCTCGCGTTCGACGGCCTCGCGGACAAAATCAGTGCGGTCTTCTTTCTCACCAAGCACGGCGTCAATGCGCTCGAATGTCCCCTCGGCAAAGCGCGCCTGCATGTCCTCTGCCCACATTTTTTTGCGGCCCATGTCATTTTTTCTCATATGAGGTATTGACGGCGCATAAGTCATATGAGATATTAAGGTCGTAGTCAAGACGGAGGACGCAATGACCCAAGCCCGTTATCTGACCTGCGCCGAGACCGCCAAGTTGATCCGCGCACAGCTCAAGAAGCGCTTCCCCAAGACCAAGTTTTCCGTGGTTTCCAAGACCTACAGCGGCGGCGCCTCGATCACCGTCAAGTGGACCGATGGCCCGACCGCGAAGCTGGTCGAGAGCGTTACGAGTGCCTACGCCGGCGGTGGCTTCGATGGCATGATCGACATGGCCTATTCGGTCGAAGCGTGGCTGTTGCCCGATGGCTCCGCGACCTTTGCAAAGACGAGAGGCACCGCAGGCAGCATGGGAATCGTCCCCAGCGCCCAAGAGATGCAGCCCTCGTTCAAGGCCGAGCGCGTCCACTTCCAAGCCGACTACGTGTTCTGTGAGCGGAAGTATTCGCCCGGGTTCTACCAGCGCGCGGCAGACAGTGTTGCCAAGCGCTATGGCGTCGAGCTCGCAACCAAGGTCTCGGATTGGGGAACGCCATTCCTTGCAGATCAGAACGCGCGGATCGGCGATCAATGGGCCAGCGATGTGGTTTACCGCGAGCTCGCGCGCCGCATGCCAGCGATGGTTTGACTCATGCTGTCTATAGATGAAGAGATAGAAGCGGTAGAATCCAGATTGGCGATGATGGTCAGTGTTGCCGAAACTGGCGAGCAATGGGCCGAGATAGCTCTCATTGAATCGAGTGAACTCGTGCCGCTTCTTAGGCTTAAGGCCAACGATAAGAGGCGGCGTAATACGCTAATCTATTGGCTTTACGACACTCGGCCGGAAAAGGTGGCGCAGCATGGTCCAGATGGCGTTCCATTTTATTGCGGGAAGACTGTTTTTAAGCGGGTCGAACTGCGATTGAGGAACCATATCACCACAGCTATCCTAAAGCCGGATCTGCCTCACTCAAGACGCGTCCTCGAATGCGGCGAAAATATCAAAGCCGTAGTTATGGAAATCGTACCGCCGAATGGATCTTGGCAGCTTCGTGAACGGCATTGGGTTCAAGTGCTTCGAAATTCAGTTTCGATTGTGACAAATGTTTCTCCCGGCGGCTGCCTGCCTTCCCCTGAAGCTTGCGCACGAATGAGCGCAGCACGGAAAGGGAAACCGCGCTCTGAAGGCGAGCACGGCAGCGATAAATATCGGCCCGGAGACATCGTATCGATGACGATGAGGGAGACGACGAATGATCAAAGTGCAGAGCAGTAACATCGATTCAGTTGATCACGACGGAAAGACGCTGACCGTCAAGTTCAAATCAGGTACAACGTGGAAATATAATGTGCCCGAGCCGATCTTCCGCAAGATGCTAAGTGCTGATTCGATCGGCAGCTACTTCGCGCGGCATATTCGCGGTTCTTACGAAGGCACGAAGCACGAGGACGCATGAATCCCGATCCCGCCCGCGCCGAGCGCGAGAACACCGCAAGGTTTGTGTTTCAGGCACTGGCAGCATTGCCGCACCCGTCCGATGCTGCCGCTGTGCTCGCAACCGTGCACGCCGCTCTGATCTGGTCCCAGCGGGCCAAGGAGGAGACCGCAGTGCGAAAGATCATGGCCCAGCTCACCGAGATCACGGTCGAGATGTGGAAGGTGCAGAAGGACGAGGCGGAGAAGAGGATGGCAAGCGTATGACAGTAGAAGAAGCCCACGATATCCTTACATCTCGGGAAATCGATTGTTGGTCCGCACTAGACAAGCTCAAGCAGCACCCGAAAGAAGCGCTTGAGGCACTGGATAGAATAGAGCGCAACATTCACCACTTACGTTATATCATCTCGGCTGGGTTGCTGTTGTGACCGACCTCAACCTCACCGCCGGCGCAAAGATCAAGCATTGGCGCGAGCATCCCGCGCAAATGGTCGTTGACCTATGGCAGATCAAGCCGGATGCCTGGCAGCAGGACGTGCTAGAGGCCTTCCCGCACAAGCCCCGGATAGCAATGCAGGCCTGCACCGGCCCGGGGAAAACTGCGGTACTGTCATGGCTAGGCTGGAATTTCATGCTGACGCGGCCGAATCCCATGATCGGCGCAACCTCGATCAGCGGCGCCAACCTCAAGACCGGGTTGTGGACCGAGCTCGCCCGATGGCGAGATAAGTCCGACTTGCTCAAAGAGAATTTCGAGATGACCAGCACGGTCATTTTCAACCGGCAGGCACCGCAGACATGGAAGCTCGAGGCGCGCACCTGGCCGCAGGACGCCGACCCGGCCAACATCGGTAACGCCTTGCGAGGCATCCACAGTGAATATGTCATGTGGCTGCTCGACGAGACCGGCGACTATCCCGAAGCGATTATGCCGATTTGTGAGGCGATCTTCTCTGGCAACCCGAAAGAGGCGCATATCGTTCAGGCCGGCAACCCGATCAAAAAGTCCGGCCCGCTTTGGATGGCGGCCTCAAATCGCAAATATTGGTATGTGGTCGCGATCAATGCCGATCCCGACGATCCAAAGCGCACCCCGCGCGTTTCGGTCGAGCATGCGCGCCAGCAAATCGAGATCTATGGCCGCGACAACCCCTACGTCATGGTCAACATCCTCGGCCAGTTCCCGCCGTCGGGCTTCAACAGCCTAATCGGTGTGGAAGAAGTCGAGGAAGCGATGAAACGGTATTATCGCGAGTGGGACTACCGCGACATGCCGCGCGTCATGGGCGTGGACGTCGCGCGCGAGGGCGATGACGCCAGCGTGATCTTCTGCCGGCAGGGCCTGCAAAGCTTCCCCATGATCAAGCAACGCAACATCACGAGCATCCAAGGCGCCGGTCTCGTGGCGCGCAAATGGGATTCCTGGGGCGCCGATGCGTGTTTTATCGACATGGGCGGTGGCTTTGGTGCCGGCTGGTTCGATCAGCTCGTCCACATGGGCAAGGCACCGATCGGGATTCAGTTCGCAGCCAAGGCGCACCAGGGCGAGCGCTATTACAACAAGCGGACGGAGATGTATTTCGACGCGGTCGAGTGGATCAAGCGCGGCGGCGCGCTGCCGCCGAGCCCGGAGCTCAAACGCGCGCTCACCGAAACCACCTACACGTTCAAGGGCGAAAAGCTCCTGCTCGAGCCGAAGGACATCGTAAAACAGAAGATCGGCGTTTCGCCCGACGAGGCCGACGCTTTCGTGCTCACATTTGCCGAACCGGTCACCGCGGCGCAGCGCGCGCCGGTCAAGCCGAGGCATAGCGTCAATTACGACCCGCTCCGCGAGGCCAACGCGGGCTTCAATCTGGCGTCGGCAGTGGACAATTCCTACGATCCTATGAACGGGTGAACCATGACCAGCGGTTACGGAAATCAGAAAACCTTTATCGGCGAGGTTCCTCCGGCCAGTGTACTCCCAGCCAATCACAAGCTTGGCATGCGAGTGCCGAAAGGCGGCTCGATGTGCGCCAATTGCGAGTATTTGAAGGACCCTAAAACCTGCGGCAACAAGGGTTTCATCAAGTGGCACGGCAGCGGCAAACTCCCGGCGCCATCCGATCAATACTGCTGTGACCTTTAC